TCACGGGTAACTCCATGTTACTCGGTTGTCTGTGGAATGTGTGTAGTACTTCAGAGTAGTTTCTATACTACTGTGACCCATCAGTTTGCTTACTCTCATAACGTCTACATGTTTCTCAGTTATGAGTAGGGTAGCAAAAGTATGTCTCATGTCGTACAGGTGGTGTCCTCTACCCAGTACGGCATGGGTATACTTTTTGAATCGCATATTTACATTATCGACACTCATATAACCATACTGGCTCTTGAAGGAATAGAAGATATTATCCTTTGGGAGCCTTTTTATATTACTTACTAACCACTTACCATACTGCTCTTTGTCTATCGGTACTATCCTATAACTGCTATCCTGTGTCTTCATCCCATCCTGTAGTTTTCCTCTGAATCCCAGGGATTTGTTGAAGTTCACATAGTTTTCCGTAACATCTTCCTTGGTAAGCGCGAGTATTTCCTGTGGTCGTGCTCCAGTTATCATACCGATCACTATGTATATTTGATAGACTAGGGGAAGCTTAGTAGACAAAGTTTTCTTATTTAGCAACTTACTGACTTCCTCACTGGAGAATGTCCGTATGTGTCTTCTGGGTTTACCCTTGATAGTCCGTATTGCACCTTTGGTTGACATTGGGTTAGTATCAAGATATCCTTCGTATACAGCGGTTTCCAGTATAGTCTTAAAGTTTTTTATCCATCTGGTTAGGGTAGTAGTAGCGTAACCATGGGAAGCCAGCCCTAGGAAATACCTATTGATATCCTGTGTAGTCAGATCATAAAACTTTGTCTTAGCTAACTTACTTCCAACTACATGTTTGTTATAGAAATGCTTGATACCATTTAAGGTAGACTCACGATACACATTTTCCTTCAGTTCTATGAAGTGTTCCCAATATTCCTCTATGGTAGTAGGGGTGAAGTACTTTATGTTTGTTCCTCGTACCTTATCAAAAAACTGCTCAACTTCCTGTCGGGTATCACACGTTTTACTAACTCGCTTACCATTACCGATGCATATAGCACCTTTGAATTTTCCATTTGGTGTCCTTGTTATAGAACCAGTACCTTTTTCTCTTCTTATTCTTTTCATATATCACCTTTCTTCCCTAGATACTTTTAGTTGTTCCCTCTATGGGTAGGATAGCATAAGGGGACACAGTATTCCAGATGAAAATTGGAGAAAAATTTGTGATACTAGATTGATTGAGATCTCCTCAGATTTTCCCCCGTGTACCCCCTGGACAACAATATAAAATAAAATAAACTTAATTATATACTATTATATGTCTGAACAGAAACACCTAAGGTCTCACGGTATCCCTGATAATATCAAGGTTTACACGGTATCCAGTGTCTATCTATTGCTTTTATTTATGATACACACGGAGCCGTTGTCTTACTTTTGTATATTTTTGGTATACCTATAGGGGGTATACGTATATTTTTCATTAGTTGATTCAGTCAACTATTAGGATATATGAATGGATACTCATATTACAAATTGTGATACCCTCAGAAAATATCTGTCTTTATGATTTACCTGGAGTATCTCATGTAATAATCATGATAACTATTTCCTGCTATGAAATACGTAGAATATAGCCAAAAGAATGCACACGATTACTATAGCAATTATCAGGTAGTAGTTTATAGCATTTTGATATTTACCATGATCCACAGAATTTCCATTGTTAATCACAACTAACTGTTTTTGTTGCTGTATCTGTGGCTTGCTATTCTTTATAGCGTTGTCCATTCCTTCACCTACTGCAATATACATATACTGCACCTGCCTTTCTTCACTCTATTATATCAAAAGGGAGAACCAAAAGTATATACAATTGGTTCTCTCTTTTTATCACTCTGTGTCTGTGTTTTGCTGTATGTATTTTTCTATCCATTGTCTGATTAACTCACTACTGTTTACGGCTTTACTTTTACATATCTTTTGAAATTTGTCTCTTGTATCTTTCTCTAACCTTACATTTATACGTACTTCCTTAGGCTTCTCTATCATACTATGCACCTGCCTTTCTACCTATATTATATCATGCTTCACATGTTATTACAAATTTTTTGAAAAATGTATTGACACGGCTTCACATGTGTGATATGATACAGACATCAAAGGAAGTGAGTACACGGACTCACATAATCAAAAATGTACTCATAAATACACACTTGTGAAGAAAGGAAGGGTAAACATGACAGAAGTAACAAAGGAAATGATAATGGATGCTTTGTACGACTATATTTCTGAATTATCTGAAGAAAATACTTTGGAACTATGGAACGCATATTGTAAAGACAATGAACAGATGCACCGATTCATTTATCTAAATGACTTTGATGAACTCGACAGCGTTTTTAAGTCACCTTCAGAAGCTTTGTATATGGCACAGTATTCACCGTATCACCTCAACGACCGATATTTTACTTACAGTCCTTTTTGGGGGCTTATGTCTTTCGATTTTCTTACAGATGAAAATAGTCCGGTAGTAGTTGATGAATTAGTTAGCTACCTGATGAGTCAAAGAGCTGTATATATTTTAGTAAAAAGTCAGTTAGAAAGGTAGGTAATTACTATGACACAGAGAATCACGGAAAAATTTTTAGATAACATGATTAAAAACATCAATAACAGAACTGGCAGAAAGTACTTCTTAGAATATGCATACGGTGGGGTAAAACTGGCGCATACATACGAAAACGGCGGATACACAGATGAAAGTTATAGAATGACAAAACGAGAAATGTATTATGTCCTAGATGCTTTACAGCACTTCATCAATCACAATTAGTGGATTTTACAGGGTGCCTTAGAAAACTAAGGCACTCGATAAAGGCCACTAGTGACTTATCACATGTAACCAGAAAGGATGATACATATGTTAGCACAGGAAATTTTAAAAGTATTAGCACTCGATATGACTGAAAAAGAAAAAGTAGAAAAAATCCAAAAACTATGCACCGATGATATTTATGTACACACATGTAGCAAGCCTGTAGGCAATCGGTTCAAATTCATACAGAAAGAGTGTAAGAAGGCTAAAAGACCTTGCTTAACAAAAGTACACAGATCGGAAAAATATGGCCTAGTCTGGACCGATGCTTATGTATTGTGCACGTTTAGAGATGATACATTTCCAACTGAGTTATTAGCAACAGAAAAGGAAAAACTAAATGTAGACAATGTTTTAAAGAGTGTAGGTAATGATAAAGCCAATGCAAGTGTTGAATACAAGGACGTAAAAGCACGACTTGCTTGTCTATCGACGAAAAAAGAAAAAGAAGCGGACATAATCGAAATAGGGGATTCGGTTTTCAAGACTTGCTTAGTTGACAAAGTTTTCAAATTTTATGGCCTGGACAAACTGAATTTACATACAAAAAATAGCTGTGTTGCATACGGTTATACAGAAAATGGTGATGCATTCTTAATTTGTCCGATGAAAAAGGAAGGTGAAAAATAATGAAATATTACTATGCAGAGTATTGCCCTTATGGCATACACATATCCTATGACTCTTTAAATGGAAATGCATTTGAATTCTATGCATTCCAATCCAAAAAAGAGCGTGAACGTTGGCTGGATGAAAACGAATGGGACAGGCGGTCGGCTACGTTGGTAGCACAGGCAACAACACGGAAAACAGTTGAACGAATGCTAAGTAAGAATTTTGATGTAGATAAAAATTACAGAGGTGAACTTGTATGCAGCCGTGGCATAAGGTAGAAGGATATGCATACTACATCATACTTTGTCTCTTATGCATGTTGTGTGAATACCTAGATAAAAACTTAATATAGTTAAGCTAAAAATAGCGTGTACTTAGAAATTTTTAAGTCACTCTAAGTACACGCTATTTTTATATATAAATGCATGAACAAACGTTCTGTTAATTGTCCCACATAGTAGAGAGAAAGAATTTTGTCCCATCGAAAGGAAGGTAGAATATGTACACATTAGAGCAACAGATAGAAGTAGAGAAGCTGTACAAAACATTAGCTGAAGACAAAGAATTTAATTTCCTTACAAAAGCTAAACAAAATGATGAGTATGCAGATACTAAAATAGGTAAAGGAATTATTAAGATAGTACTCGATAACTATATGTCTAATATTGAAAAGAATGTTTTAGAGACTGTTATAAATAAGAAAAAAGGTATACAGCCTAGTTATTCTAAAATATTGAAAAATTATATTGTATATTATAAAAATAACCTGAATGATTTTTATATGACACTGGCGGTGCAAACTTTGAAGGTAGTTATCAATAGTGTAGTGGCCCAACAGTTTTTATTGTCTAATATATCTAAAAAAATTAGTGATGAATTACATGATGAAGTAGAGTTACATGCTTTCATGACTACAGTAGAAAATGCAGATAAACGCTATAGCAAGGAAATGAATAAAAGAGTAGGCAGACACTTTAAAAAGCAGTTTATCTTCCATGCATATCAGGGTAACGATTTCAAATTTGCAGAGTATCCCTTAAAAGATATGGTATCTCTAGGAATGCATTTGATAGAATTGTTAGTAGAAACTACAGATTATTTTTATATAGACAACAGCCAATCTGTAGAAAAGAAAATAGCAGAGTTAAGACCTACAGAAATATTTCTACAAGCACTCCAAAATAGTGAAGATAATTCTCTAGCAAGAGTAGTAAAATATGTACCTACTATCATACAGCCTAAATCATGGAACGGTATGTTTGAAGGGGGTTATTATTCATATAACTCTGTATTCATGCGGTATCATCCATATATCCATAATACTAAGACACTAAAAAGATACCTGGCACGGCTTAATGAATTAGACTTAGCACCTATCTATAGTGCGGTGAATAGGATCCAGAACACTGCCTATCATATCAATAGTTATATGCTCGATGTAGTAGGTTCTATATTAGAAAGCGGTGGAAATAGGGCCGGTATACCCCAGATGAAACCATATGAAAAACTTCCGGCTTTTCCGTATGAAGACAAAGAGATAGAAGAGTCTGAGGAATTGCAAGTGCTATTTAAAGAACATAAGAAGAAAATGATAACCATGATACATAAAGAAAACCAGAGACAAGGCAAGGCGCTAAGGTGCACCATGGTGTACAAATTAGCTAAAGATTTTAGCAGATTCGAGACAATATACTTCCCAATGAATATTGATTTTCGAGGGCGTATATATCCCATTCCTACGGGTCTTAATCCACAGGGGGATGATATGACAAAAGGTTTACTGGAATATGCTTTTCCTAAAGCGGTGTCTAGTGAAGATTCCTTACAATGGCTTATGATTCATGGTGCAGGTTTGGCAGGTCATGATAAAATTTGTCTGGATGAGCGTATCCAATGGGTACAGGATAACAAAGATAACATTGTAAATAGTGTCGATAATCCCATAGGGTACACATGGTGGCAAGAGCAGGATAAACCTTTCCAGTTCCTAGCGTGGTGCAGAGAATACGTCAATGCCTTAGCTTATATGTCTGCACACAATGGCTCTTTAATAGGGTTCGAGTGTCATTGTGTAATAGCATATGACGGTACCTGCTCTGGACTTCAGCATTACTCTGCATTACTGAGAGATCCTGTTGGTGGCAGTGCGGTAAATCTGGTGGACCATGATAAGCCTAGTGATATTTATCAGGAAGTAGCAAATAAAGTTCTGATATCAGTAGAAAATGATTCTCACAATGGCACTATGGAAGATACAGACAGAAAAGGAAATAAAATACCTGGCACAAAGGCTATCGCAGAAGCATGGCTTGCGCATGGTATCACACGGAAAGTTTGTAAACGCCCTGTAATGACGTTAGCATATGGATCTGGACAGTATGGTTTTGGGGACCAGATTTTTGAAGATACAACAAAAGACAATCCATTCTTTAATGGTGTAGGTGACTTCAGGGCAGCTAGATATATGGCCAGTAAGGTATGGGATGCAGTACAGACAACTGTAGTTTCTGCTACACAGGGCATGTCTTTCTTGAAAAACCTAGCTAATGAACTAGCGTCTGACAACATGCCTGTCGAATGGATTACGCCATTAGGATTACCCGTACAACAGATGTATCTTGACTTACATACGGAATGCTTCAGGTTGCGGTTTGGTGGTGCCAGTGTGCGCTATCGTATATATGTTACAGAGCCGAAGGAAGGGGAAGATACAGACAAAAAGAAGCAGGTGTCTGGTGTTGCTCCTAACTTCATTCACTCCTTAGATGCCACACACTTGATGATGTCTGTTAATGCTTGTGAAAATGTGTCTAACTTTACTACGGTCCATGATTCATTTGGTACGTCATTAGGTGAAGCAGAGGAGCTGAGAGAAGTTATTAGACAGCAAATGGTTAAATTGTATAGTGAAAATGAGCCACTAAAAGATTTTAAAGCTCACGCGGAAGAATTGCTAGGCAAACATATTGATATAGATTTACCTCAAAAAGGCACATTAGATATCAATTCTATTTTGTCTAGCAAATTTGTGTTTCACTAGGTAAGAACAAAAAGTTTTACAGAAGTGCGCACAGAGTAGAAGCATAGGTTTAGACAAAAGTCAAGACTTCTGCTTCTACTTTTTAATTGTCCCACATATACTGAAAATCTTATTGTCCCACATAGTAGAGAGAAGGGAAAGGAATGCCTTAGGTATACTTAAGTATTCCTTAGTTACTTTCTTGGTTACTTACTTAGTAGTTAGTTAGTAGTATTCCTTAGGAATACTAGGAAGGAGCAGAGAAGAAAAATGTATAGCATAGGAGATTATGTAGTTATTCATGATGTGCCCATATCTTATGTCTCGTCTGCATATAATGGTCTGGTAGCGCAGGTTGTGGACAGCAAGCCAGTGGACAACGTGTATTATGTCACAGTTTGCGGATATGAAGAGAGAGGTTCTTTTGAAGTAGAAGAGAATTATTTGTCATTATACGAGGATGATGAGGAGGAAGATTGCTACCACGACTCCCACTACAGAAACAGTGTCTTAGAACCCATTCTAATAATGCAGAGCATGTTCACACATGAAGAGTTCATAGGATTTCTCAAGGGAAACATTCTGAAATACAGATTACGCCTGGGACATAAAGACGATATCCAAAAGGAAATGGACAAGATACAGAGATACGAACAGTGGTTAGCAGAAGCAGAGGAGGGTAAGAAAATTACGATATGATTTATAAAATTGAATTTCATAAATTACGGGATGATGCAGTAGTTCCGCAGATTCAGACGGAGGGTTCAGCAGGTGCAGACTTAGTAGTACCAGATGATACCTATATTCCACCTTTTCACAGTGTGGGTCATGGAACGCTTGTGCCTTTAGGGTTCTCTTTGGATATCCCTAAAGGAATGCAGGTACACATTATGCTACGGTCAAGTGTAGGGCTGAATACTCCATTACGGTTATCTAATGGTGTCGGTTTAATTGACTCAGATTACAAAGGCGAAATTTGTCTGCTATTAGATAATTTGTCTAAAAATATCATTTTCATCAAAAGTGGGACTCGAATAGCACAAATGGTACCTTTTTGCAGTGCGAAATGGGAATTTTCTTCTATTGTCCCACATAGTAGAGAGAAGAGGGATAAAATCCCAATCCAGAAAAGAACAGGTGGGTTCGGTTCCACCAACAGAAAAAGGAGCGATAGCGAATGAAAATCAAAGGGAAAGCATTTTGGGCAAAAGTAAGGACACCAGAAACATATCAGGGAAATCCTGTGGGATACTCTGTACAGGTTGAAATGCCTGAGGAAAATCTTCAGCGCATGATTGATTACTTCACTAACAAGTGCAAGACAGAGCAGTTTGCAGACAAACGTTGTGATGGAGAAATCACACTGCCTATCAAGATTGATGAAAGTACAGGAAGAAAGACAGTAAAGGTAAAGACCAAACATTACTATGTCGAAAAAGCCACAGGCAAGCAGGTGCCTAAGGTCATTCCTATCTATAACGAATACGGCGAACTCATTCCAGAAGATGTTCTTATTGGTAATGGCTCTGATGTGGAAGTAGCTTGTAATTGCAAGTTCTTCTATGACTCTGCTAAGAAGTGGGGTGTACGCTTGTATTTGCAAAGCATGATGGTAACTAACCTTGTCAAATATAGTACAGACGGTTCGGACGAATTCGAGTTCAAGAAACGTCCAGAGGGACAGACACAAGAAGTTACACAGGAAGATGAGGTGGACTTCTGATAAGAACAGGTGGAAAACATACATTAAAAAATAAGCATGGTACACGCTCAAAGTACGAAGAGACACTTTTACAGAATCTGAGAGATAAAGGTGTCTCTTTTGCATATGAGCAGTATTCACTGAAGTATACAGTGGAGCACACATACACGCCAGATTTTGTACTACCCAATGGCATTATCATCGAAGCAAAAGATGGTGAGGGCGGTTATGCTCATGTAGGAAGGAAAACATACTACAGAGGTTCTCTGGACTCAGCGGCTAGGGGAAAGATGCTACGTATCAAGAAGCTCTATCCAAACTTAGATATCCGCTTTGTCTTTCGTTCTGATCAGACACTGCATAGTTTAGGGAAGAAGTGTAGCACATGGTGTAAGGAACATGGTTTCAAGTATCACATAGGCGACTCCATACCAGACAGTTGGCTGAAAGAGAAGCCTAAGGATACAGACGGTTTATTATTAAAAAAGAGAAAGGATACATAATGTTATTAAAGTTTAGAGACAGAGAAGACACAGAATTTGTACGTGTCTATTGGCATGATTTAAATGGTCTGTCTGTCCCTGGACTGCTTAAGGAGATTAGGAGAATTAAGGGTGACTTTACTGCTCCATATCACATGATTATTACTAAGGATGGTACGATTCATCATATTAGAAATCTGGAAGCGGTTGCAGGGTATGAACTGGCAGACAATGAGTTTGGAGTGCACATCTTAGTTGATTCCATTAGTAGAGATTTAATGACTAGAGTACAGCGGTTATCTCTGGAGGATGTTCTAAATGATATTAATGTAAAATATCCAGATATACCTGAAGAAAACTATTATGAATGATAATGTTCCTATTAAAACGCATTTACCGTGTCCGGATTGTGGTTCTCATGATGCATTAACAGAGTATTCAGATGGGCACACATATTGTTTCTCATGCCAGACAGTCAGGAATACTTTAGCGCGTGAAAGTAAATTGATTGACATAAACTCTTTGTCTTTCTCACCACTAAAAAAGCGCGGTATTATGACAAATACATGTGAGAAATATCATTATTACACAGGATATCACAACGGGAAACCTGTTCACGTAGCTTGCTATTATGACGACACAGGGGAGCTGATAGGTCAGAAAGTACGCTATCCAGATAAGACGTTTGAGACAATCGGAAAGATTTCTAAAAGGTTTTTCGGACAGGAGCTGTTCTCTGGCAGGGGAAAGTTAGTTATCACTGAAGGTGAAATTGACTGTCTTACTGTCTCACAGCTACAGGGGAACAAGTATCCAGTTGTGTCCATCCCAACAGGTGTTGTGTCTGCAAAAAAAGTGATAACGCATAACATGGAGTGGCTTTTACAGTTCGATGAAATCATTCTGATGTTCGATATGGATGAGCCGGGGAGAAAGGCCGTAAAAGAATGTGCAGGCCTTCTCAAAGGCATTAAGGTAGCTAATTTACCTATGAAAGATCCTAACGAATGTCTGTTAAATGACAAAGGTCAAGCTGTGATAAATGCTATATGGAATGCGAAACCATACAGGCCGGATGGAATAGTTAATGGTGCTGAACTATGGGATATTGTAGATAGTGAGGAAGACACAAAAGGGTACAGTTATCCTTGGGATATTCCATTAAATGACATGACACTCGGTATGCGAAAAGGCGAACTGGTAGTGATTACCGCAGGGACAGGCGTAGGTAAAACTACATTTGTCAGACAACTTATGTATGAATTAGGTGTCAATCAGGGCAGAAAGATAGGCTGTATGATGCTAGAAGAAAATATTAAGCGTACAGCAATCGGCCTTATGTCTATCCATACAGGTAATAGATTGCACTTAAATAGACATGCAATATCGGAAGAAGAATATCATAAAGCATTCGATGAGACACTGGGTACAGGTCACTATGTCTTATACAATCATTTTGGTTCACTCGATGGTGACAACTTACTCAACAAAATACGATACCTGGCTATCTCAGAAGAGTGTGATTTCATAGTTTTAGATCATGTGTCTATAGCTGTTTCGGGTCTTGAAGGAGATAACGAGCGGAAACTCATAGACTATCTTATGACACAAATGAGGAGCATAGTAGAAGAAACTGGTGTAGGTATGTTGGTTATCAGTCACTTAAGGCGACCAGATACATCGCAACAATCTCATGAGGAAGGCGGAATAACGTCTTTGTCTCAGTTAAGAGGTTCTCATGCAATTTCTCAGTTATCAGACATAGTTATTGGCTTGGAGAGAAACCAACAGGATGAGGATGAACATACGAAAAACACCATAAAAATACGGGTTCTTAAGAATCGGTTCAGTGGCGATACTGGAATAGCCGGATACCTAGAGTACAGTAAGAAGACAGATAGATTAGAAGTAAAAGGAAAGAGGGAGAATAATAATGATGATGAAGCAGAGTTTTAAGGTCCCTGTTCATGATTATGGGATTACATTAACAGAAATTCCAGATGAAATCACTCTGTATTTTAACATTGGGAATTGTGAGTGCCATTGTAAAGGTTGTCATAGTGATTTTCTGTGGGATACACATTTGAATACACCGATGAAAACGGTAGATGAAATTTTGTCTATTGTCAAGAAATACAAAGATGATGCAACAGCTATTGTGTTCATGGGTGGCAATCGTAATGGTATGGATTTTGAAGAATTTGCAGACAAAGTGTTGAAGCCTGTGTCTGAATTTATGGATGTTGGTATCTACATGGGAGCTTGGGATGCTAATGATTTATTCGTTGCATCTCAATATTGCCGATGGATTAAAGTAGGCTGCTATAAAGAGGATTACGGTGGATTAGATTCTCCAGCTACCAATCAGCTGTTTTTTGAAGTACAAAATTATAAATTCTTATAGGTGGTAACAATGACGTTCACATTACATGTTATTAAAGGTTGTGCATACTGTGATGCTATTTTGTCTTTATATCCATCATTGGTAAAGAGATATCCTAAGTTATATTTCAATATGAAATGTGATGAAAGTGCAAATGAGGGTATAGTATATCCATATATTGAAGCATATCATCTTGATGTTGACGGTGTGTATAGAGACAAAAAAGATTCCATGCTATACATCAATGATGTTGTAGATTTTGTAGAAAGGAGTCTTAATAAAGGCAAATGATTTTGAACTTAACTCCTGATCAGATACAGGGGAAGATTGATTATATTAAGAAGTATTCACAAGCGTCCAATAGCGCTGATGGTTCATTAGTTGATAGTAATGCTAATGTAGACACAAAAAACATAGGCATTCTGGAAGCGGAACTGTATAAGCCAGAGACGATTCAGATTAATAGAGAGATTGTTAAGCAGAAGTTAGACAGCATGTTTCCTGGACTAGGAGCACAGTATATCAAGGACATAGAAAGTCACTTTATTTATATCCATGATGAAACGTCCTTGCGTCCCTACTGTGCTTCTATTACCTTGTTTCCTTTCCTGCTAAATGGTACTAAACCTCTGGGTGGGACAAGCAAAGCACCAAAGAACCTGCATAGTTTTTGTGGATCATTCATTAATCTTGTCTATCAGGTAGCGTCTGGTTTTGCAGGTGCTGTGGCTACTGTCGAATTTCTGCTATATTTTGATTATTTTGCGAGAAAGACATATGGCAGTGCTTACATAACTACTAACAAGAAAGAGGTAGAACAGGCCCTACAGGGTGTCGTATATGCCTTGAATCAGCCTGCTAGCGCACGGGGAAATCAGAGCGTGTTCTGGAATATCTCTGTATTAGACAAGCATTATTTTGAGCACCTATTTGGTACATTTCATTTCCCGGATGGTTCACAGGCTATGTATTATGGTTCATTCCATGATTTGCAGGAGCTTTTTATGGAGTGGTTCAGAAAAGAGAGGGAGAAAGAGCTACTGACATATCCCGTTTTGACAGCTTCTATGCTTATCGATGATGAGGGAGTTCCTGTAGACACAGAATTTGCAGAGATGTGTGCTGAGGAAATGTCCAAAGGTCTGAGCTTCTTTGTCTATGAATCACAAAGTGTTGACTCACTTGCTTCCTGTTGTCGATTGCGCAACGAACTGTCTGACAATACGTTTAGCTATACACTGGGAGCAGGTGGGGTATCTACAGGTTCCATACAGGTTATTACACTGAACATGAACAGACTCGTACAACAGAAAGACCATACTGTGTCTGACATTGTAAAGCGTGTTCATAAGTACCTTCTGGCGCACAGGGCAGTGATTGAAGACTACATGAATAGTGGTTTGTTGCCAGCGTATATCGCTGGTTTTATTAATCTGGACAAGCAGTTTCTTACTGTTGGTATCAATGGGATGTTGGAAGCTTCTGAGTTTCTGCATGATAAACCAGACATAGACTTCTATAGAGATACCTTGAAGACTATCTACTTGTTGAATAAAGAGGATGGCCAAAGATACAAAGTTAAATATAATACGGAGTTTGTCCCTGCCGAAAATTTAGGTGTGAAGAATGCAAAGTGGGACAAAGAAGATGGCTTAGTGGTTCCTAGAGACTGCTATAATTCCTATTTCTTTCCTGTGGAGAGCAGTGAGTACAGCATTATAGACAAACTTGATATGCATGGTTCACGTACTACAGCGTTTCTTGACGGGGGAGCAGCTTGTCATCTTAACTTGGCGCAGTTATTGACTAAGAAACAGGCGTATCAACTAATGTGTCTTGCAGGTAAGAAGGGCGTTAATTACTGGACATTTAACTGCTTAATGACAATTTGTGACGATTGTGGCTATATCGATGTGAACACGGAAAGGCAGTGCACGAAATGTGGAAGTACCAATGTTGGTTATGCCACTCGTGTCATTGGTTATCTCAAACGTATTGATAGTTTTTCCACAGCACGTCAGAAGGAAGCTTTTAAACGACACTATTCTTAAGAAAGGAGGACCCAATGATTCTATTAAAATTTCTGATGCGATTGGAAGAGTTTTATCGGAAACAGGCCTATAAGTGCCAGGTGCGGCGTGTTCAGTATGGTCAGCAGATTATGGAAAAATTGAATTACTCTCTGATTAAACTAAGAGAAGAAACTAAACGTGCAGAAGACAAAATTAAAGAGAAGATTGAGGATGTAAAGCTATATATGTGATGGAGGTTGTAGGATATGTTGTTTTTTGATATTGAAACGGATGGACTATTAGAAGATTTAACTAAAATCCATTGCATGTGTATTAAAGACACTTCTACAGACACGATGTATCGGTATACTCCAGAAAACATAGAAGACGGTATAAAAAGGCTTATGGTGGCAGGTGAAACGATATGTGGTCACAATGTAATCGCATTCGACTTACCTGCCATTAAGAAGCTGTATCCATGGTTCACTGTTCATAAAGACAAAGTTGTTGATACTCTTGTCTATGCTCGTCTGGTGTTTTCTGAAGTCAACTATATTGATAACAAACTGACAAGGATAGGTGTCTTACCAAAACGCTTGTATGGTTCACACTCTCTAAAAGCATATGGATATCGTCTGGGAGTACTTAAAAGTACTTACTGTGAGACAGAAGATGCCTGGGCAATTTTCACTCCAGAAATGTTGGACTATAACGAACAAGACGTTGTTGTAACTGAAGCTCTATACAATAAGTGCAAGAAGAAGACAACTACTGAACAGGCTTTGTCTTTGGAGCACAAGGCACAATGGCTGATGCAGAAGATGGAGAACAATGGCTTCACGTTCGATAAGGAAAAGGCTTTAGAGCTTATGTCTACATTGCAGAGTAAGCAGACTGAGGTAATTCAGCAGTTGTCTGATATGGTTCCCCGTATCCCAGACAAAGTTTTCATACCAAAAAGAGACAATGCAAAGATGGGATATAAAGCAGGTGTACCAATTCAGCGTTATAAAGAGTTCAATCCCAACAGTAGACAGCAGGTGCTATGGATCATGAAAGACTACTATAAGTATCCATTCAGCAATCCAGATATGCACAATGAAGACGGTAAGATACAGCTGAATGAAGAAACTTTCAAACTTGTAGCTAAAGACACAGAAGCACCAGAAGAAGTCCGTAAGTTGGCTGAGTTATTCCAGACAAACTTCTTACTTACTAAACGCTTAGGACAGCTGATTGATGGTAAGAATGGGTGGCTTAAATTGGTTGGTGAAGATGGAAAAATTCATGGTCATGTAAATCCCAATGGAGCTATTACTGGGAGAGCTACACACAGCAAACCTAACATTGCTCAAGTACCACATGTTGGTACAGAGTACGGTAAGGAATGCAGAGAATTGTTTACCGTACCCAAAGGATGGTATCAAGCCGGGATAGATGCATGTGGACTGGAACTACGGTGTCTATCTCACTACATGTATCCATTTGATGATGGTGAATATGCTAATGAATGTGTTAATGGTGATATTCATACGAAAAACCAGATAGCAGCAGGATTGCCAGAAAGAAACATGGCGAAGACGTTTAACTATATGGGCGTCTATAAACTCATTGAAAACGGTGAAACTCCCTATGGGACAATACCGTGCTAA